CGAATATAGTCGAACCAATCGTTCGATCAATGTCAGCGGCTTCTCCCAGGGATGCTCGGGAGGCATGATCAGTCGATCGTCATAGACTCCGATCATTTGACTCCAGTGCAGAGTGTTGAAGGTCGACACCCCTCCACCATATCCGTGTCGCTTGACAAGAATCATTTCGACGAACCTCCCACACTTCTGGGAGAAGTTCTTGGTCGAAGGTGTTTTGACCCAAAACAAGTATTCGTCAGGCTTGAAGAACTGATTCTCGGGCTTGCAGAAGACAACAATGTTCCCCCGACAAACTCGTTGAAGCTCTTCCAAGTTGAAGTCCTTCGTATCATACTCGGGATCAGTGATGATACAATCTGCATAACCATCTTCGAGTGTTCTAAGACTCGCCCATGCCTCACCGTGAACAACTTGATGAAAGGGATGCTCGGGAGTACACTTCTGAACATGATCTCGATCAAAGATGAGAGTTGTCATTTGGCACCCCCTGCGTGCATTGACGATATGACGAGTCTCACGATCTTCAGAACTAGATCATCGAGCTCTGCTAGCGGGAATAGAACTTGACAGCCTCCGTTTGGGCGCTTGACGATCCAAGGTTTGAACAGCGATGCGACTTGACTCGTAAGAGAATACTTTCTCATGTTCTAAACCACCTTTCTTTCCGCGGACCACCCTTCTTACCATCTTCGGCAGAAGACTTCGCGCGATGAACGTGATTCGATGCTTCAAGAGCCTTCAGCGTTGATCGAATCATATAATCCGAGAACTCAGGTAGACCTTCGAGCAGCTGTTCTACTGTCAATCCTTCTGGAGCTGCCTCGAGCAATTGTAACAACTTCAAGGAACTGTCAACAGCTTGTGAGCCCTTGACCATTTCCGCATCTGAGACTTCAACCTCGTATCTCTCTGCTAAGTCGAGGAAGCGATATGACCAAGTAGTTCCTCCTGCTGACTTGAATTCAGACTCGACCGAGACCCAACCCTCTGCATTTGGACGATCCCCTTTCAGGTACAACGTACCCTCCGAGAACGCATGAAATGCCATCGAGCCGTAGGAGGACTTCGAGTCACCCGCACCCTTCGATCGATGATGAACGAGAATCACCGAAGACTTCAATTCGGTCTGGATAATCTGAGCTGTTGCGAAGACGCTGTTCCCGACCTCAGAAGCTTTAAACTCATCTACATCTTCGAGCATTCGAAGAGTAGGATCGAATATGACCAAAGCTAGACTCCCATGCCGTTCCTTGATTTCACGCAACCAAGCTAAAAGGTCAGCGGTATCCTTTGCGGTGAAGAGGAACTCTCTCGAGAGATCTAAGTACAACGGGAGGTGAATCTTCGGGAAGAAGACATCTGGGAGACTCACACGACCCCCCAAGCCTTTCGAAATCAAGATCTTCTGAAAGCGGTCCTGCAGAAGGTAATCGGGGTCTTCTTTCGTAATGATGACGACCGGGCCGGCTACAGGGACCTCGAACTTCCCGAGAAATGGTTTGCCAGAAGCAACTGAGATTCCCATATCAAGGGCTAACCAGGACTTCCCCATCTTGGGAGCTCCAACAATCATCCCTACGGACTCCGCCAGTAGAGTCTGATTGACAAGCCATCGACCTTCGCGAACTGGGGTCTCGAGAAATGTATCGAGCGAAGCTCTAGAGACTCGACGAGATCGTTTCCTCATCGTCTGATCGATCAGATGATCGATTAGTCGTGTCATCTCTTTGACATCATGGACTCGTAACCAGACATCGCGAAGATCTTTCTCACCACAGAAGGGGTCAAGTATCTTTGATAGCTCGCATGAGATTGGGACTATTCCCTCTTCGAGACACAACTCTACAATAGACTCTTGAGACTTCTGACCTGCTTCGTCGTAGTCGAACAGGAAGACAATTTCGCGGACGCCGAGAGTCTTAAATTGAGCGAAACTGCGATCTAGATTCGGAGTCTGGGCTCCCTTCGTAACACCGAAGGCTGTTAGACCCAGATGCTTTAGAACCCCGCAGTCTGATTCTCCTTCAGCTAAGAAGATGCGAGAAGCAATGGTGCTCGGAGGGTCAGGCCAGAGAGGAGGTGTAGCTGCGCCTTGGGGATACCAGGAGTAGACTTTACCTCCGGCAGCTCGAAGCTTAGTGACTGAAGATCGCTCCCAAGTGAACTGAATGTTCTTGTCGTCAAAGACAACACCCCATGACTCCCACTCAGCAGTAGGGACTCCAGTGTAGCTTTCCCACCATTCCGATGCGGATGTGGATACCGTAGGGGAGATTGTCGAGATTGAGATCGGTGTAGGAGTATCGAGCATCTTCACAATGTCTCCATAAGAGCATCCTGCAAAGCAATGAATGAGAACCCCTCCGTTGGAGGACTCGGTTATTGACAGCGAAGCTTTGACATCGGCATGAGCAGGACACTTCGCAGAATACCCATTACCTGCTGGAGTAACATCTTCGAGGTGCTCCAGCCACCACGCGAGGGATCTCTTATCCATTAGAGTTCTCTCATATCACCCCAACGCTTCCCGATCTTGATGTCAACCTTCAACGGGATGTCGAAGATTGAGCCTTCGGGAAGAGCCCTGCAGACCTCCATCGTCGACTTGATTGTTGGGATCCACTCTTCGACCAATTCGTCGGGGATGAGAAACAAGATTGAGTCATGCACTGTCGAGATGATTCTGATTTCTGGGGGAAGAACATGTGCATGCAGATAGATCAGATTCGTCAAGCAGATATCCGAAGCCAGAGACTGAACTGGAGAATTGACACCCTTTCGTTCCATCAGGAAGGCGGTGTCTCTCATCATCAGGGGGAATCTTCGACGTCGACCCACCGGTGTCTCTACATAGCGTTGAGCACGAACGAGACGATGTTGTCGATCGATCCAATCCCGAAGACCCGGGAAGCCATTCAGAAAGTCCGACAAGAACTCTTCGGCTTCTTTGAGTGTCCATGGCGTGCCTCCCTGCTCTACAACATAATCCATCTCCCAGCCCTCGGCCAGAGACTTAGCTCCTCGCCCATAGATGATACCGAAGTCAACATACTTCGCCATGTATCGTTCTAGCTGAGTGATTTGAGCAGCAGGCTTCTTAAACATCGCCGCTGCAACCTCACGATGAATATCCCGACCTGTCCTGAAGATTGCTGTCATATTGAGGTCGCGAGAATACCAGGCTACTACCCGGAGTTCGAGCTGAGAATAGTCTCCTTCAGCTAGGACATACCCCTCAGGTGCCTCGAAGCCATCACGAACAATTCGACCCATTAGGATCGGGATGTTCTGAAGGTTTGGGTCTCGGCAGGATAGTCGACCTGTGTCTGCTCCTGTAAGCAGGAAGTCTGGGTGGACCCGACCATCGACCTGTCGGTCCAACAGACCAACCATGTAGGTCTGAAGTACCTTCGATTTCTGACGATAGTCCATCAACGTCGTCAAGAACTGTTTGACGGTCTCGGAAAGCTTTAGATGACGTTTGAGGAATGAGTTTACGAAGTCTCGTTCTGTCGACTCAAGTTCGACACCCATCCCAGCCATCACCTTCTTGATCTGAATGGGTGAGGCTGGGTTCAAGTCGTCGACCTCATACTCCTTAGCGATTGCCTTGAGTGTCGCCGAATATCCTTCGAGCTCTTTGATGAGCTTTTTTGACTGCTTCTCGAAGTACTTGATGCTAATTGGGAACCCTTCACGTTCGATCTGAGCAAATGCACAAGCTCCCGGAACGAGAACATTATTGACGAGACTCATCAGCTTGGGCGACTCTTCCATCAGTTCGCCGAGGAGATCGAAGTATAGACGAATTGTACAATAGCAGTCCATCGCATGATAGATGTAGAGTGTCTCCCAAGGTCTCTCATCGTAAGGGATTTCCAGAAACTTGTCGAAGTTGAAATGGTAGTCTGGGATGTCATATCGAATACGAGCCTGATCCTTCAAGCCTAGACCTTGAAAGCCTCGACCTGTGTTTGCATCTCCGGATCCTCGCTCATCCCGTGCATACTGCATCAACATCGTATCCCCTACATTGGCAGGCTCGAAGTCTACATCGAGCCAAGATTGAAAGAATTGTAGATCGAACTTGCAGTTATGAAACACTGTGAGCCTCTTCGGGTCGTTCACAAGTTCGAGGATTGACTGAGTCACAATTGAGGTGTCTGCAAAATCAATCGGGATGATAACAGCAAGACCTTGGAGTGTGTTATCCTTATCAATCGCCCCAAAGCCAACCGAGAAGATCTCCCCCTTCAGGAAGTCGAACCCTGAGGTCTCTAGGTCGCAGGATATCACAGACGCTGTCTTGAGGTAGCTGAGATATTCGACAGCAGACTCAGTCGAATCAGCAATCAAGATAGTAGTCTCTGGAGCAGGGAGGGGGGCAAAGTTGATGAACCACTTTTGGATATCTGCAGAAAAGTCTCTGAAGAGATCTGGGGTTCGAGTTACAGCCGCAGGGTGGAAGGTGGGGACGAGATAAGTCTCACACTCATCCTCGACATCTGATTCACCTATGTAGGGCTTGACTGCATGCTTCCACATCATTCCCTGTCCTCGAACTTTTGTGATAGCGGTGGTCTTTCCTGGGGAGAGTAGAGCCGAAGCCGCAATCCCCCCAACTGTCAGGATCTTGGTTGGGGAGACATCGTAGAGTTCTTTCATCAATCGATCTGCACAAGCGTTTTGAGCTGTCTGCGACGGGGTCTTGTTGTCAACAGGTCTGCACAGACAAACGTTTGTGTAGTAGACATTCTCTGATCCAATCCCGACAGCATCGAGAGTTGATCGAAGAAGCTGACCCGAGACTCCAACAAAGGGCTTCTTCTGAACGACTTCAGTAGCTCCTGGAGCCTCTCCTATAACTGTGGGGGCGTTCTTGGGACCGACCCCGTAGACAGGTGGACAATCCTTAAGTGGACATTTTAGACAGGGTTCGTAGTCTGATATCATCAGTGCCTCCCGAGACGACTGCGTCGAATACTTCGATGTTCTTTCGAACGATTACAAGCTGTTCTTTAGAAAGTTCGGTGATGAAATAGTACTTGGATCGTTTAGGGTATGTCGGGGAGGGCTCTGCAGGATCGAGTAGGATCTTCGCTGCCCCATAGACCATTGGCTTGGCTGAGTCGATCGACCTAATTCGATCTCCGAAATCTTCGACGATCTGACGAAGTGCCCAAAGATCACGACCCCACCCAAGAAGATGAATCTGAACGTCAGGGAGAGTTGCTGCTACTGGGAGAACAGTCTTCTCTAGAAGACGATGCATCCCACCTTCCCACAGCTCGTAGTCTTTCGAGACACCAATTGTGGGGAGGAAGTTCAACGGGAATGCCGTCTTCTTCTGCGCAGCAAGAAATTCTTTGATCAGACCCTGAAGACAAAGCGAATACTCGAGGAGAGAGTTCCCTTGAGCTACGAGCATCATTCGGGGTATGGGGGTCATCTGATAAAGCCTCTTCTCGTTTGTCACGAAGAATTGAAGAGCTTCTCGTGTACGACGAATCGTGTCGTCACTGTCGAACAGATGATCTGGGCAGACGATCTCGGAGACTCCAAGCTCTTCGGCCTGCGATAGAAGAGTTGCAGCAGCCTCCCCGAACTGTCGTTCGTGAGCTGAGTTGTCCAAGATGAGGTATGCACCTCCCAGAGACTGGGTAGCATAGAATCTCTTGTACGCCGGGATGTGCAGTAAGTGTGATAGAAGTAGGAGGTACTTCCGACCCGCTGCTAATTCAAGATTCGGGATCGGGGGGATGATAGTTGATATCATGATTGTCTCCTGAATGGAATGACGTCTTTGAGTAGATACGATTCTACCAGGTTCGTCTTGATCTCGTGAAGATATGTGGGAATCCCGAAGTAGGACGCCCAGAAGTCATATCGATCGAGGATGTGAAGGTCTCTCTGTAGCTCTACAGGATCCCACTCGTAGGGCTCAGTATAGACACATTGAGCAGACTCTTCCCAACGCCAGGTTCGGGAGAAGCCTTTCTTCTTGAGCACCATCGTGGTATCAACATACTTCGAGATCTGAATGCGAGCCGATGCGTGACAAGCAAGTGGGTGATTCGGCCAGACGCCGCACCCAGTCGATGATTCGAGAGGGCACGAGCTATGAGGCTTAGTGAGTGAATAGAATGCCTTCTCGTCGCCATCGACCCAAATAGACCTCTCTTCGAACTTGGCTTTGACATCGAGAGGAAGTCGCGTCCATTCTACCTCACCTGGGACATAGTCAAGTGTCAATGGCCCAAACGATCTGCAACAGGCACGACACCCTGAAGTGCAAATGAACTTGCGGAAGATCGACGGACCGATCTTGACATAGTCATTCGAGACTAGTCTCTCAGCAATCTTCCCGACACTGGCTTCAACTACTGTATGATTTCGGGAAAGCTGAACAAGATGTCCGAGTTCACGAACTACTGTATAGGAGAGGGCTAGAGTCATGACCACTTCTTCTTCTGCAAGAAGGCCAGGAGGAACCCACAGTAGTTGATGATATCCTGAACTTCCATGCGAACCTTGTCCATCTCGCCATGCATCTCGTACCCAACGACCCTTGCTGCCTTCGTGAAGATCATGAAGGCTAAGTCTGCTGTCTTGTGAGGGAACATTTGATCGATAGCAACGATGTCGTTCTCTCCAGCATCAGTGTGAATCTGAATGATTTTCTGGCATTCTGAGATTTCTTCTTGTACGACTTCAATGAAGCTTGGCATAGCAGATCCTCCTTGTAGGACAGGTTAGGACACATTCGTTCGACGATCCTGGTATCTTCATACCCCAGGAGTGGACCCTCGAGGAGTCGAACCTCGATCGCCTGCGGGAGGACAGGCCATCTCCCAAGTCTTGAAAGTAAGGGCCCATGCTGTCCCACTTTCATGGGACAGGCAGTACATCTAGATACTTGCTTCGACTTTCTTGACCCAATTGACTGCGAGATATGTAAGTGGAGTCGCAAGAGCTTCATACGACGTCTTGAATGCCCAGGTCGACAGAGACATTGCAATCACTGCTGAGAATGGGATCACTCCTGTGAACGCGATGATCGCGAAGATGAAGGAATCGACACCCTCACCGACGATAGTGCTTCCAATAGTTCGTATCCACAGAAATCGAGTGCCTGTCAGCTCCTTGATCTTGACGAGTGTCCAAGCATTCACATTCGAGCCAATTAAGTAGGCAATGAATGACCCGACGAGCAGTCGGGGTGTGAAGCCCAGAACTACCTTGAAAGCCTCCTGACCAGTCCAAAACCCTGGGGCAGGTAGCTGCAAGCATATCAGGAAGAATACGACAGCGAACAGATTGGCAGCGAATCCTATGAGGATTGCTCTACGGGCTACCTGCAGACCATAGACTTCAGGAATGACATCCCCGACGATATACACAATCGGGAACAGAAGTTCGGCTGTAGTCAGAATCAGACCGAAGGGAGCCGCCCAAAGCTTGCCCGCGATGATGTTCGAGACCACTAGGGCCACCGAACCGAGAACGACCAAGACGATGAGCAAAATCGAGAAACGTTTGTGCAACATTTGAGTAATCTCCTTTAAGTAGTTTTGGATGGGTTGTCTACGACCATAGGTGCTCAGCCTAACATGAGAGCTGGTTCCTCCCTGTCGATCTTGAAGTCGGCGAGAGAGACAGGTAGAATAGATCCCTTGATCCAAGCTGAGGCTCGAATCCCTACCCCACCGCGAGGAGTCTGGATAACAATGACTCCGATAGACTTCGCGTCAAGAACTTCCTGCACATCGTGAGCAATCTCGCTCGCAAGGGCTTCGCAGAAGGTTCCCTTCTCGCGAAATGTCATCAAGTATAGCTTCAGACTCTTCGACTCGAGACACTTGGTGTTAGGTCGATACGAAATCTCGACCGTCCCGAAGTCGGGCTGCCCAGTGACAGGGCAGAGAGAAGTGAATTCATGTGTCGTCATGACGACCTCGTCTACACGGTCGGGGGTCGTAAAAGTCTCGAGATGCTTGATTGCACCCCGAACATTCTGACCTAATGCATGAAATTGGTTACTCGCTGATGACGGTAGCATATGAGCTCCTTTCGAGCATCTCCCGAAGTGCGGGAATGAGATCGAGAGCCTTGCTCTCTTTCTTCAGATACAGCTCCATGTTCTTCGCCCAGAGATCTGCAGTGTAGGGATTCGTCTTCAGCTCGATGTGAAAGCCCGTAGGGCATCGCATATAGATATTCTCCCAAGCTAGATCCCAAAGCAGGGAGAGCTGATATAAGAAGATCGACTTCTCTGAAGCAGTTCGATGAACAAGCTCTCCAGCGAGACGAAAGCCCATCGTCGGTAGAGCAACCTTCTGAGCTTCGTTATCGCCGACGATGGTATCTTCAACCAACCGACGACCTTCGAGAACAGCTTGTGCAACGGCTGTGAAGTACAACACTGTCTCTACCCGCTTCCGACGGTATTCGGGGAGAACACCCACGTGACCGAGCTTGACCATGTGACTCTGGGGGCGACCCCCGAACATGTGAGCCCCAACAATCTTACCATCGAGCTCTGCTACCCAAAGAGATGGGCGAACCTTGATGCAGTCGCGAATCTGATCCCTCATTGTGAAGCCACCGAGACCGGCAATGATGTCGGGATGATTGAAGAGATTCTGGATCGTATCCAGGTCTTCGACTTGACCAAATCTGACATTCAAGTTCATTTGTTCCTCCTGAGCGGTATATCGATATGTGCCGGCTGATTGCCAGCAGCTGGTTTGATGGGTTGACCTGAAGACATAGCAATGCGAATCAGCAGCTTGAGTGGAGCTGTAACCCATATCCAATTCTTAGTACCCGATTGCTTGATCTTGACTTCCATTCCATGCTCCTTGTTGCGGGGGATAGATTCGAACTATCGACCTCAAGGTTATGAGCCTAGCGAGCTGTCCTCTGCTCCACCCCGCAAGGGTCCCTGCTGGGTCGTTCACCCCAGCAGGGGTTGTGCCTCGGTGTGCAGCGCATCCGAACACTGCCTCGGAAGTCCCATCAGGGGAACGACACCGATCCCTTCAGCACTACGCTAGCGCAATGCTTGCTGGCTATTTGAGCTTCAGAGCTGGGGCTTTCTTTGCAGGAGCAACCGGACCCTTAGAATTGACCACAAGAGCGGTCTTCTTGGCAGCAGCAGGTGCTTCACTGGCGCTCACAAGATCTTCCACGCGGTTCTGCGTTCGTCCCTGATAGAGTTCGACAGTGACGATGGCGATGGCCGGGATGCCTGAGAGTTCGGGAGAGATCACATACTTCGAATCTTCGTCGATGTCAAATGACATCTGCTCTTCAAGGACGCCCAGGTTGCTGAGAACGGACTTCAGACGCCACAGGCTCTTCTCGGAAAGGGAGGTCGTGAAGAAGAGATGGCGACCATTATACTCTTCACCACTCACGATCAAGTCCCAGGATAGATATGGGACATCGCTGGACTTCGAGTCACGCATTTCAACATGATCAACCGTGACAGTGTAGCTTCCTTCGGGAAGAGCAGCAAAGTCCTCTACTGCTCCGAAGTCAATCTGAATCTGCTTTGCCATACTATTCACCTTCTTTCTTTAGAGGGGTCTTCCCGACCTTTGCCTTTTCGGGCATCGGGAAGTGGAGGATATCCATCAAGGATGTCACAGTCGGGTCGACGATCTCGTCGGGGACCTCAGCATCGAGTTCCTGCGGGATACGAATCTTTGTACGGAACTTGGGGTAGTTCTTCAAGACCATCACGCGATGTGTCTCATTCTCGTTCGTATCAGGGTTCGGGATGTCGGAGAGGGCCAGGTATGCAACAACATCGAAGATCCCCATTACTTCGTCCGAGAAGGCCCCTGCTAATGCAGGCTTGATGACTGTTCCTTCGCGAGGGTCGATATCGGACTTCGACGTTGCTGTGCAGAAGACATGCACAGGGAGATCGCGGAACGTGCGAAGCAGGCGACGCATCTGAACGAGAGCAATCCCGTAGTCGCCTTGCTCGAGGAGGTCTGGGATCGACCGCTTGCGGTCCCCGGCGACAAGCTGCGCCAGGAGTGCGAACGTGTGAGTCTCAGAGATCGAATCCAGACCAATGGACTTGTACTGATGCTCCCCTGACAACATCGTGTACACTCGATTGTAATCTTCCCAGGATCGAATGCGTTCGATGTCGATATCCCGACCGACGAGCGACTGAGTTCCACCTTCATAGTCGATTAGGAGCATCGGGGAAGTTCGCTCGTCATCGTTCGCCGTGGCGATGAGACGAGTCTTCCCCGCCCCAGATGGGGCATGGATGAGACACTTGAGAAAACGGTTACTTTCAGGTTTTGTGATTGGCATAAGTTTATCCTCCGGTAGATTTAAGTCTAATTGCCCAAGATTAAGAGAACCTTAGAGACAGATAAGGATTACCCAATTCTATCAAACTGGGAATGGAGTAGAGCGTCTGCATCGCCACCGTCATCCATTGTTTTACAGACAGCGACTAGGGGACAATACCCGCATCGATAGATCGATCCAGACGGGTATGCGTAGATGTCTGGTTTCAAGATGCTCTTCTGAATCTCTTCGGCCTTTGCGATAGTACGCTTTTCGAATGCTTTCAGTTCCGCCAAGTTTCGATGACCTCCTTCCCGAATGAAATATCGCTTCCACCCTCGGGCTTTCAAGATGGCAAGATACTCTGCGTAATCCTCCAGGTTCAACCCCCGCTTCTGAATCTCTTCGAGATACAATGTGAAGGACGTTGGCTGATCTTGAGCTTTCGAAAGGCCTCCGCTTTTCAGAACAGCCGGGGGCATCGGGTAGTTCTTCACGAGGGTGTTGAACAAGAACCCCTGAGGGATCTTCCCTGTCTTCTTCCAGACAAGATAGATATACCCGGTGACCTGTTCATCTACCTCGAGAGCAGCAGACTCGAGTGGCCGACTTGCTGTCTTATGATCGATCACCCAGATCCCATCGGGACGCGAAAGTACGAGATCGATCTGACCAGAGAGCGTCACTTCCGAATTGGGAATTGCATAGTTGTGTCGCTTCTCGACTTCAATAATCTCCCCAGCAAGAGGCTCGACAGTATCATAATCAACATAGTTTCGAAACACTGCCCAGGCTGTATCCCAGTACTCGTCGAACTCTTTCTGAATGTTCGACCAGATTTCGCTGAACTCGCTTGCTATCTTCGACAGAGAGTCGTTAGCACTCGTCGTCATTGCAAGCTCGCCTGCTTCACGATCTCGGTTGTTTGAGTAGTAGCCAGCGAGACCTGCGTGAACGACTGTCCCGAACCAAAGTGCAGGTTCAGGCTTGACGGGTCTCCAAGAAGAGAGGAGTACACTCTTTCTTCGACAGTCCAGGAAGTCCCGAAGTTGGGTTACTGAAATTGTATTATGCATGTGTCTCCTTTGAGAGATAGAATTGAACAAGATGATATGCATCCCGCTGATGGGGTGTCGGCTTTGGGAACTGATTCGTCGGGAATGCTCCCTTCGCTGCACCCAGCTGCTTCCAAGTCCCTGGAGCAATCGTCACATGAACTGGGAATAGTCGAATGAGGTCTCCGATGATCTCTTGGAGTTCTCTATTCATCGACGAGCGTGTAGGGATGGGTGTATCTTCGATGATGACAGTTGCGTGGGGGTGACAGACGACATTTACCAAGATCGACTCCATCAAGTCCTCGTGTAGAAGATTCCCTGACTCGAGAAGAGTCCCGTCTCCGCTAACGATGGCATACCCCGTCGTAATCCCAGGATCGAGACCTACAAAGATCTTTACGTGATTCGAAATCATCCCTCCACCTCCGTGTGCGCTTTCAGCCACGCTACGGCGTAATCTCTTGCGTTTTCATTGTTCCAGTATGTCGCGACTTTCTCAATCACCTTCCGCGCCTCGTCCAAGTCGGCGCGGAGTCGGGCAATAGTCTGTTTGTCTTTTACGCTTTCGCTCAAAGCCTCTTGAAATTGAGTTGTTCTGGTTTCTAGTTCCTCTTTCAGTTCCGCGAGTTCGGCGGCGGCTTCTTTCACTAACCCGCTTGTTGGTTCTCCGTGTAGGTGCAGATACTTTTCAAGTGCTTTTGTGTCGCTCATTTTGTCATCCTCCAAATTTATTGATTATCCATTTGCAAACTTCGACCACAAATACACAGACAGCCAGCACGATAGTCATAAAGCCGATAAATCCAAGAGCTGTTCTAATTGCTTCACCTGCGCTCATTTTGTCTCCTTTTCATCACCGCCGTGGTTTGAGAGGAAGGCGGTAACTTCGTCGTTTGCCTTTTCAATCGTGCGTCGAGCATTTTTATCGTCAATCACAATTTCAAGGTGGTTTAGAAGTCCTTTTGTTCGTTCAATCACCCACATCGCCTCCTCCAAGTCGGTGCGGAGTTGGATGCGTTGCATAAGCAATTCTCCGTTCTGATTACACAACAGCAAACCCTTTCGCGTCAGGTCGGCATTTTCGGTGCGGAGTTGGGCGAGTTCGGCGGCGGCTTCGTTGTCCTGCGCTTTGACTATACAAGCCTCAAGAAAATTCAATTTATTCCAATCCTTTGCCGAAAGTTCGTCAAGTGCTTTTGTTTCGCTCATTTCTTCACCTCAATTCGTTCTAGAAGAGCAAGTAGATCAGTGTTCGTGAGACGTGCTATATCCCGGAACTTCCCAATCAAGTTCTCTGTCACAAGATCATCAGTCGTCCCGGGACATTGCAACGAGATGACAACTGGTGAATGATCCAACCCGATACGACGAACACGAAACGAGCTTTGAAAGATAGCATCTGCATCCCACGACCTATCACAGTAGACGATTGAGTTAGCTTGTGTAAGTGTCAATCCATACTTGCCCGTACCAATCGAGATGATAAGTACTTCCAACTTCTTCGATTGAAATGCATCGATGATAGCTTGTCTCTCTTCGGGCGAAGTCTCTGAGAAGATCAACCCAACTTTCCAGCACTTCGATAGTCTCTTCTGAAGAGATCTAGCTGTCATGATCCAATGCGTCCAGATTAGAACAGGAGGTTCAGCCCGCTCTGTCTCGAGGAGATCTTCGATAGCATCAAACTTGCACGAGGTATCGTCGAACGACGTATCGAGAGTCTGGAGTCCAGAAACGACTTGTTGAAGTCGAACGAGCTGTGCCATTCGATTCACAACAGTCATCTCTTCGCCCGATGCAAGTTGTGTCTTGAACTCTTTGAGAAGATCCGTGTAGACGGCTTTCTGACCAGGGAGAAGATCAAGCTCGATCGTTTCTTGAAGTTCTTCGGGAAGATCGATGACGTCATCCATGCTACGAACGAACATGATATCCTCGAACTCCTTCTGCATGTCAATATTCTGTCGGGAACCTGCAACACTCCATCCCCACTGATCCCGTACAACATAGCAGTACTCCTCGGCGAATCTCCAGTAGCTCGTAAAGACTTTCGGAAGCAGGATCTGGAATTGAGCAAACAGATCATCCAAGTACCTTGATGTAGGCGAGCCCGATAGAGCCCAGATCTTCGTCGCATTCGCAGTCACTTTTCGAATGACCTTTGTACGCTTTGCAACTCGATTCTTCACGAGAATTGACTCGTCGAGAACGATTAGATCCCAATTACGCACGAAGAAGTCTGGGTGTCGAACGACTGTATCATAGTTCGTGATCGTCCATCGTGCCCCCCAGAGAGGCTCCCCTCCGTGACAGAAGATGACTTCTTTATCAGGCTCGTTGCCCCAAGTCTTGATCTCGCGACCCCAAGTTCGTAGAAGTGTCAGTGGGGCAATGACGAGTATCTTCTTGAAGCCATACTCCTGTGCAGCGATGACTGCAACAGCAGTCTTTCCAAGCCCAGGTGACAGACAGATCATGGACCCCCGATGATGTGTCTCTGCGAGGAAGGTGACTGCCTCTTGCTGGAAGCTGTACAGTCTATCCCACATCGGGTGCTTCCCGAGGTGAACTGAGAAGTTGAGACCTACTTGCAACGGGACTGTCTTCCCGAGAGCTCTACAGAGCTGATGATAGCTAGCCCGAACGCCGGGGAGACGATACTGATCGACGAGGATCTGCTTCGCTCCTAGATTCTTCATGATAGCTTTGTCAGACGAAGACGTGACGTCTTCGATGATGTAGCCAGTCGAGTCTTCGCGTGCGATCATCATTTGACCCTCTCATATCTACTCTCGAGATTTCTCGATTGGATATTATAGAAGAAGCCTGGTGTCCCTTCGAGGTCAAGCTGAACTACCCCATCAAGGCTCAACTTCGCGTACTTGAAGATCTTCCCCGACTTGCGATGCTTCCATCTCGTCCCGACGAGATCAGATGACACAGCGTCTGTACCCTTCAGGACTTTCGTCTTCTTGAGAGCTGCAATGACTGCTAGTGAGCTTTCCCGAAATGAGAAGAAGATGTCATCGAGATGAACCAACCAAACAAGCTCAGGGATCGAAGGGTGAGCCCAGACTTGTCGATCGACCACACCTTCACCTTGGGGGGTTCGAACGAGGGAACCTACTTTGATCTCGGGCATGTGGGCACCCCGACGGTGAGGTGCATCATGTACTGATCCACCTCGATCATCTTGCGGATGAGTATTACATACAGTAGAAGATGAAATAGTTGAAGAATCATGAGTGTCCTTTCAATGCTGCTCTCGAATAGAACTTGCGAAGTGTTTCGGGCTTCGTCCAGCGAGTGTAGGGTGTCTTCTCGTCCTTGAGAAGAATCTTCCCGTCGTGCGTGATAAACAAGATGTGATAGATGCTCAGTGATTTCGAAGTATAAAACTTGTCTCCGAGATGAAATTCTTCTACAGCGTCGAGAGATGTCGCAGGTGGGACTCGTCGATCATCGACTTCTAACCCGATGCAATCCCAGCCCGGGCGAGATCGCCTAGCAAAGACTTCTAGATACGGCCCAGGGAGACTCTCTGCATAGATGTGAAGGCTCTCGGGCTTTCGCGAATGAGGGAAGTTCGGGGAGATGAGACCTAGCCATTGACTCTCGAGCGGGGGACGAGCTAACCCTCTACGCCCGATGAGAATTGGTTCGGAGCATCCCCGAGCCCAGAACCCCAGCCCGTATGCTATCCCATTCCCTGTAGTCGTAAGCTTGACCCATGGGAAGCCTGTAACATACTTGAAGTCCCATGCTTCGAGAGCTCTCACCGAGATGGTGAGCTTTGCCCAGGTCGTCCACAGAAGCAAGACGGCATCGTCTGCAACAAAGTCCTGCAGGTTCAACCCTACGATCTCATCATCGTGAAGCGTCGAGTAGACTTCCGCAGACGACCCTGGGGCTTGATTCTCATAGCCCCAGGGAGGATCTACGATAAGTACTCGATACGCATTACCAACTCTAGATCGTAACTGAGCGTCTCGAATGTCTCCGAGAAAGATCATGAGCGTTTGGCTGCTCGGGTAGCATAGTCGAAGACGACTGAGTAAGCACGTTCGATTGCTGCTCCTCGCGCCCCAACCAGAACGGATTCTCCACGCGCCTGAACATTCGTAGTCCGGCGCCAATTCTCCCACTCTGCAACTGCGTTGTAGAACCCCCAACCAGTTCCGCTGCAGGCCTTGACTTCGAGACCTGTTCCCCTACCGTCGAAGAGTTCACGAACGGCCTGTCGTGATCGATCGAGTGTCTCGACAGTTGATGCATAGTACTCGAGACGTCGGGAAGAGAGGCCGAGATCGACTTCGGGGTCGTCCGGCTGACCGGGAGTAAGTGGGTAAGGGTAGACGTCTTCGATCATGTTCATGACAGTGCGTACAGAAGGAGAGTAGGATGCAAACATGTCAAATGCTTGCTGCAGAGTCTCAGTTCGCTGCTTCGCTCGACCCATCATCCCTGCCATCCAATTCGCTAAGCGCTTACGAGCATTGACATCGTGAGTGACGCGATAGACTTCAGTAGCCGCACGAGCTGCGGCACGAAGTGTGTTCTGACAAACTGGACGCTTGGGGGTGACCATCGTCTTGATGGATGCATTCCCAATATAGGGAGAAGTGAGAACCAGATAGTTCTCAACCAAATCGCCCTTCACGTCCAGATCGGGCAAGTGCACTGACATGAACAACGTCTCGCCCTTGCCGAGAGACCCCAGAGTCTGAATTGGAGTCTGAACAGCGTTGTCGAAGATTTCACAAATCTCCTGCGGCTCAATCAGGACGTAATCGTTGCCGATGACACCGAAGATACGTTCGATTGGATCGTCGGGAACAGGTTCGCGTACAATCGCCCGGAAGCCCGAGTAGTCGTACTTTCCGTTCTGAAGCTTCAAGAACAGGTCTGACATCCGAACCGAGTAGGGCGTCATTCGACCCCAGGCCTCAGCTGCAGTCATGGGGACTTTGGAGATCTCTCCGAGGTCGTGCCACTCTGGGCGTGTAGAGAAGAAACGTTCGTCAAATAAATCGTGCATCTCGCACCTCCTTTAGAACTCGAACTCTGATTGTGTTGGCGACCAAGCGGTCTGATCGATGAAGCCGGTCTTGAGAGAACATTCCCTGCAATGGGGCTCAGGGGGCGTAAACATCTTGAACGACCCGAACTTAGCTCCCTCCTCGGGAACAGTTCTACCACACTTGGCACAACACACAAACCCTCCAGGTGTGGCTCCTGAAAGGTCTGTTGACCAAAGATTCGCGGATGGGTCTGATTCGATGATTTGAGTTCGTGGCATGTTACCTCCCGATAGTATGACAAGAATGTGGCCTGATTACTAAGTATAAGTGGTTGAGATTAAGAACAGATTAGACACAGATTAGAGCTTGCAGTTCGACTGGGTCGAGCATAGCATAGTTAGTTTGGGCCCTATGTATATAGGGCCCAAACTAACTATGCTCTCTGGGGGCTTTTGAGACAGGTTAAGCCCTCGTGAAATGAGGAGGGCTCAACCAGCAAGACAGCGAGGGTTGACCGTCTACCTTTTCTTTAATGTTTCACCGATCGGGCGATACGCTAAGCTTACACTTGTGCTACCAATTGCCGCAATGAATATCTGTATCAAGTCTTCGGTCACCGGGAAGCCCGGCACGAATGCCCTAATAAAGATAAAGGCCAGACTGGTCAGCAGAGCCCAGAATTTAAACTGCTTCAGGATTGCCCAACCCTTACCGGCATTTGCCACCGACTCGGCCACGATGAACAGGACGAACGCAGTGACACCACTGGTGATGGCAACTTGGTCCAGCTTGCTGGTGAAGGCTGGAAGGAAGAAAGCAAGCAGTACGAACACGATGGCGAAGAACGCTGCCCACACCCGAGACGAACCTAAAATCTTACTCATCACAAACTCCTTTTCTAATTCCGGCAAAGCCGGTTGACCTACTTACGTTTGGACGTAGCTGCCTTGGCTTGTGACAAAGCCATCTCATCCAAACGCTGATTTACAACATCACTAAACTTTTGAGTAGCTTCTACCAAGTCTTTTGTGACGGCGTTATTCTCCTCTCTTTGCTCTTTCAATGCGCACATATAAAGAGTTTGCTGGTTGGCAAGTGCAAGCATAAAAGCAGCAGTCGAGTCCTTCATATGGCGCAAGAACAGAATAACCACCAGCACCACTACGCCCGCAAGCGGGATTTGCAACAAGAGATTTACTATGTTTTCATTCATGGTTCAATGTCCTTATATCGGAGCGAGAAATGAGAAGGTTATCCAGTTGCCATCGGTCATTTGGGCGTAGGTGTTGGTCACGCTTGCACTTTTCAGCAGGATAACAGCACCTGCTCTTTCGACCCGCACAACCGGATAATAGGTTGACGGACCAGACCGCACATTGGCATTGTTCCGGAGCACGAACCTCAGACCAACAGGTTGAGGGACTGGAACCGGTAGACTGCCGCCACAAAACAGAGCCAGCGCAATCTCGTCGCCGTTGAAACGGTTTCCATCTACTTGCAGGCTTTGACATCCAAACGCAATCCCGTTCAGCCTGTCAGTGAACTGCCAGAATGCCCACTGCTTCCACGGTTTCGGTGCACCCGTTCCGGTGTTGGCTAATGTGCGCAACCTGATATACCATTCACTGGCATACCACGGTAACCAATGCGGGAAACGTGCCCAACCAATTTTGTTACTTCCCCAGTCATTCCAGTGATAGTAGCCAGTGTAAACCATGGGGACTTTGCCGGTCAGCCTTTCTACCTCAATCATGAAATTCCACGCTTTTCCTTGTGCAACGTCGGCACTCAAACCGAAGGGTAGTGGGTTCATTTCATAATCAAGCACCGGAGGTAATTCACCCCAGTCGCCATTCATGGCATCACAAAAGATTTTGGCTTGCTTCAATTCGCTCAGCCCCCAATCCAGATAATGGTAAGCACCACGAGGCAAACCAGCCGCCTTCGTGTTCTTCCAGTTTTCTTTGAACATGTGGTCTTCCACCCACTGACTGGCTTTGATGAACACGAACTTCGCACCGTTGCTTTTGGCTTGGTACGGATTGAACACACCTTGGTGGTGACTAATATCTATGCCGAGTACTCTAGTGTCTACCATAGGTTCTCCTTTATATGCTTGCTTGAAACACAATTCCATTTAATGAGAAATAAGTATTGTTACCGGCATATGGAAGTACCAATCCCGCAGAAGTTACATCGCATCTACCGATCGCTGCGTTTGATATTACCGCAAATGTCAATGTGGAAATAGGACGATAATTACCGGGAAGTATGAACAAGGGTACAGTTGTAGATATCGTACCTGATTTGACTTTTCCACGAAGATATACCAAACCTGTTTTTTCATCCTTAGCATATCCAACACCCTGCTCGGTAGCACTGAAATCTACCCATGCTGCAGTAAGCGCAGGGATCACCCAGACCATGGGAGTGCTTTCAATGCTTGGTATTCCCATAAAACCTTTATTCATTAATAATCTCCGGCCAGTACTACGACAGTCACAGTTTTATTGGCAGCCACAGCGACTACTGCATTTGCCTTGAGTAAATAAGCGTGATGAAGAGCAATGAAGTTTTGAAGGGCAGGTTTCAGGGCCAGAAGGGCATCTACTTTTACAACAGTAGTATATCCTGAGCCGATTGGAATTGCTACGTTACCGATATAAAAATCAGTGGCACCATCATTGATATAAAAAGCAAGGTTCTCTGCGGAACCACTATTCGAGCATACCAAAATACCATCAATGCGAGCTCCTTCTCCACCTGCCGTAAAGCAGGTTTTCAGGTTAGTAGCATCAGCATTTACAAAAGTTTGTCCAGTGCATTGAGGCGTCAGTTCGAAAATTGGATTTACGTTTGCGGTCATAGTTTATCTCCTACTGACAGTTTGCATATAAGAACAGATTTCCGGCAGGGACAGGGGATGTAATAGCGACAGTTATAGCTGTTCTTACTGCCTTTTCCGAAGGAATTTCCGTATCTGATCCCGGAGTTCCAACCGTAAGAACTACGGGTAATTGCTTGGTGGGGATTTTTGTTTGTGCCATAGTTTCCTCTAATGATTTTGAGCACCATACTTCTTTGGTATCTTTAAGAAAGGTTTCCACTCTACCATCACAAGAACTTGAGTAAAGCGAACGGTAGTAGCAGGTTTACTCTCAATTATAACTGCGATATTAGTTGTTCTTTTCGGGTTTGCCATAGTTACACCTTTATGATTACTCCAGCTTGAATAGCATCGACATCGCTTACTTTGAAAGGTTCGTTATCGACAGGATTAATAGTCAATCCTGCAGTTCTTATTACCCGTTTGGTATACGCATCTCCGAGATAGGTACTTGGGCTTTCAATGTCTGCTCCACCGGATGGCTTGATGATAGCGGCAGCTTGTTTCGCAGGAGCATAGTTACCCGTTTTTGCTCTAGCCTCAGTCCATATTCTTGTAATAATATTATTCACAGGATCCAATCCACAAGCACTCATGTCATATATATCTTTCAAGTTTGCCGTAACTCCACCAACATAAGTAGTATCACTATCGTATGGAATTTCATCAACCAATAGATGATTGTCGGTAGTGTCAGCGTCTGATCCGGTGAGTTGGTTGGTTATAGTTCCGGTTGGAGTAAGCGCAATAATATGTCCATCTCCACACCACGAATTATCTTCTGAGCCATTACAGTCATTGATAGCAACGTCATCGAAGTAAGAGAGATTTCCATCTGACGCACTCAAATTTCCGTATAATTGCAGTTCACACATACCTGAATAAGTTCCAAGAGTATCGCCTACTATTCTGGCCTCAACTGCTCCTCCATCCACTCGTAATTCACAAAGTCCAGCAGCGTTAGAAAGTATGACATGACATT